GGTATAAAGAAAAAGTTGATGAAATTGAAAAAGAGATTGAAAATTTTAGTAAATTTGTAAAAGAATAGGATTATTGCAGAATCCTTTAATCAAAAATATTGCCCGAGGAGGCGTAGGAACTGCAATTTCCTGCAAATCTGAGGGCTCTTTTATTTATGAAAAGCAGTACATATTATTTTAGCCACGATTATAACGCGGCAAATGATACTAAGATTTTGTTTCTTAGGCATCAATTAGGAATGGAGGGCTATGGCATTTATTGGTATCTTATTGAGCAATTAGCGAACGCAGGCGGGAAACTACCATTGGAGTTAATCCCTGTATTAGCTATGCAGATGCATTGCACAGATGTAAAAGTAAACGGCGTACTTATGAACTTTGATTTATTTACTATTGAATCAGGGGAGTTCTGGTCGCATAGATTACAGGATCACTTAGAACTTAGATTGAAATTAAGCGAAAGCGGCAAGGCAGGTGCAAAAAATAGGTGGAAAAATGGGGATGCTATTAGGGAGGCCATTGGGGAGGGTAATGCAAAGGAAAGAAAAGGAAAGGAAATAAAAGAAAATATAAATTTTATAGATGAAGTTCAAATTTTTAAAAGTAATTTAGGGGATGAATATGATAACTTTGTAATGTATTGGACTGAAGCTGATAAAAATGGGAAGCAACGTTATCAATCAGAAAAGTTTTTTGATATTAAACGCAGAATAAATACTTGGTTACAAAATAAAAATAAATATGGAAATTCAAAAAATACTGACGCAACTGCCACAAGTCGCAAACGAATGGAAGACCTTGCCAAATGGGTTAATCAGTAAAGAAGATTTACCAATTATTGAAGCCTTTAAGGGGGATAAGCTAAACCTTATTAGCCCTGTTACCCTACGCGAGAACTTAGCCTACATATTTACTTTAATAGGATTGACGCGGCTTCCAGATGTAACAGAATTAGAAGTGATTGAAGATTATATACGAACGACCTACCCATTTTTTACAATACAGGAAATGCGCATAGCTTTTAAGATGGCAGTACAGGGTAAGTTTGATTGCAATATTGAACACTACGAAAAATTCAGCCCTAAATACATATCAGGGATAATGAATGCCTATAAATCAAAAGCTAACCAAGTGCGTAAAAATATCCCACCGCCACCAGAAGAACCGGTAAAGCAATTAACTGAAGATGAAATTGTTGAGTTTACAAAACAGGAATGGCTATCTGGCAAGCGTGAGGACTTCAATAGGTTATTCAATGCTGATAAAGTTTTTATGATCCTTATGAAACAGGGTAAAATTTCTTTTACAAATGAGCAGATAATGGAAACGATTAAGGTAGTAAGTGATGACAATTTATACAGGCTAAATAGAATGCACCCAAAGGATGCAAAGGAGTTTAGTAAGCAAATTAAGAACGAAGACTTTATTGAATTACAATGTAAAAAATTAGCCCTTGTCAAGTACTTTGAAAATTTATCAAGTTAAATACACCTATTACGGAACACGAAAGTATTGTTATACGGATAACTTTATTGACTTTTATGCTTCATATACAGAGGTTAAACCAAAGCTAAATAGATTATTATTTCACAAAGAATTTTATAACAAAATAAATGGATATATCAGCGAACGACCTAACGAAGTGGGCAAAAAAGAATCTTGAATTAATTGGTTGGCGCTTAAATAGAGTTAACAATATACCCTTCGGCAAGCGTAAAGGTACTATTCAAAAAGGATGGGCTGACTTGCAAGGGTACACGGAAAAGGGTACTTATGTAGCCGTTGAGATTAAAAAGATAGGTGATAAGCTAAGCCCAGAACAAAAGGATCGGTTAAAAGATATTTATGAATGTGGAGGAATTGTTTATATTTGTAGCGAAATAGAAAACAAACCCGCATTGATTGAATGGTCAAAAATAAAATTTTAGCCGAGTATTGGACTTTAAAAGAAGTTAATGACGCCTTTGCTAAGATGCATCCAGAGGAGTTGCAATATGACCTGAAGGCAGAAGTTTTTTTAGTTCTTTGCGAAATGAATGAGGATAAGTTAATTGGAATGTATGAAAGGAATGAACTTAAATTTTATATAGTACGAATAATGCTAAATATGATTAAAAGCGACAGAAGTAATTTTTATAAGAGTTATAGAAATTATACAGAGTACGTTGATAATGATACTGAAGCGGAAGTTAATTTTGACAAATCAGATTTAGTTGATAAACTTGAAAAGAATCTGGAAGGGCTGCATTGGTATAACAAAGAGATTTTAAAACTATATGCTATTGATTTTAAAAAGAATGCAAAAGAATTAAGTAGAAAAACAGGCATTCCTTATATGTCAATAGTTAGGACGATAAATAAAACCAAAAAACAAATGAAAACAAATATTAGAAAATGATTTTATCAATTTTAACTGCTATCTGTGCATCATTATTTTTTACTGAGATTCATAACCTACCAATTAAATGGGGAGTTAATTACAAGCCCTTTAATTGCGGAAGTTGCTTGGCTGCGTGGATTGCACCAATACACTATTTCCTACCTGAATTAATACAAAATATTACTTCAACAATGTTTATAGCAGGTTTTTTAGCGCCTATTGTTTCTAAATTAATCTGGAAGCTATGGAAATAAAAAAAGAGCATAGAGAATGGCTAATTGCTAACATAAGTAATTTTGAAAGTGCGAAGAATGGTTTTATTAGAAACCTTGAATTGAATGACCTCAAAATGTATGAGCATATTTACAGATCTTATTTAGATCCTAATTTTATTGTATCTGTTTGGTGCGGCTCGTGTAAATTTGAAATGATTATGAAATTATATAAATGGTTTGAAAAACAATAATATGGCAAACTTTATACACCCAACCGCCATTATTGGTGAAAATGTTATCTTAGGCGACAATAATTATATTGGTGCTTATTGTATTATTGGCGATCCCGCTGAGCATAAAAAGTATTGGGAGTATGAAGAACAAATAAAAGATTATGGCACTTTAAAAATTATGCAGAAAGGTCAAATAAAAAGAGGCTTAGTTACTATTGGCAATAATAATATTATTACAGGATTAGTTACAATAGATGCAGGAACAAAAGATATAACTACAATAGGGGATAATTGTTTTATTATGAAACACGCGCATATTGGACACGATTGTCTTATCTATTCAAATGTTACAATAAGCTGCGGCGCAAAAATAGGTGGACATTCAGTTATTAAACAATATTCAAATATAGGATTGAATGCCGTACTGCATCAGTTTAGTATAATTGAACAGGGTTGTATGATTGGTGCAAGCGCTTTTTTTAAAGGTACTTCTGAAGAATTTAGTAAATACGCGGGCGTGCCTGCAAGAAAAATAGGAACAAATGAATATAGCCGTACTCTTATTAACCCAAAATAGAAACGATTTAACGCAGCGAATAATAGACCAGAACTTTTTTAATTCTGGATATGATGCTGACTGTTATTTAATAGATAACGGAAGCGAGCAAGTAAATTTTAAATATCCCTTTACAGGTTATGATTTATCAAAAACTAAAAGAGGGATAGGCGCGGGAGTTAATGCAGGTTTTAAAATTACAAAACAATATGACGGCGTTTGTTTATTAGCAAATGATATATTGCTTCCACAGAATTGGTTGTCAAATTGGGTTATGTTTGCAAAACGTGTACCAAAAACAGGCATTATTGGAATACATTGCGTTGAGGAACTACCACCATTAGTTGACGGAGTACATAAAACTCATACCCCCTTTGGTGATAATTTTATAACAAGGGAATTGATTGATGCGATTGGCGGTTACAATGAAGCGTATGATCCTTATGGAATGCAAGACAGAGATTTTGCAGAAAGGGCAACTATTGCAGGGTTTACAAATTACTACCTACCGGATTTAAGAAGTGAACATATCGGACACGACGTTGGCAATGGCACAGAGTACAGGGCTATGAAAGACGCGAGTTTACAAAGGGCGCAAGCGGTTTGGGAAAAGTATCAACCTATATACCATACAGAAAAAAAACTTAGATGCGAATTTTAGCAATAGCGTCCAAAAGTAGCGGCGTATCTTATCATAGAATCCTGATGCCGATAGTCAATATGCAAAAAGATTATTGCTTAATGACTGACGTAATAAACGAGGAAGTGGTTTCAAATAATTACGACCTTGTTGTAATGAATAGAATGCTGCATAATGTAACGCCAGAGCAAATGATTGAATGGCGAATAAAATACGGCTTCAAATTAATTGTGGATAATGACGACCATTGGGATTTGGGTGCTTCGCATATACTTTCGGAATCATATAAAGAAAATAAAGTAAGTGAACAGATAATTGCTTGGATAAGAATAGCAGACCTTTGCACTTGCACGCACGAAAGATTAGCAGCAGAAATTTATAACTTAAATCAGAATGTTGAAATATTACCTAACGCAATACCATTCGGCGAAGAACAATTCTTATTAGATAAAAAGCCTTCCGACCTTGTTAGGTTATTCTGGTCCGGTTCAGGAACGCACGGCAAAGACTTAGAGATATTGCGCAACCCAATGAAGCGAATAAACTTTCCTGTGCGTACAATTATAGCCGGTTACAATGAAGGCGAAAAGCATATCTGGGATGGTATGATAGCATCCTTTACAAATGGACTTAAATTAAACCCAACGATATATAACTTTAATCACGTTACGGAATATATGGCTGCCTATTGTGATTCAGATATAAGCCTTATCCCATTGGTTGACAATAAGTTTAATTCAATGAAATCTAATTTGAAGGTATTAGAAACGGCATCAAAGAAAAACCCTGCTATTGTAAGCAACGTTCATCCTTACAGGGGATTTTATCCTGCCTGCCACGTCAATAGTCAAAAGGATTGGTATTATTGGATCAAACTTTTAGTTAATGATAAGGACGCGAGAACACATTACGGCGAAGCGCTTTATGATTATTGCAATACTAACTTCAACTTACACGTTGTAAATAAGAGCCGATTTGCTATTTATAATAAACTAATAGGAAATGCCGGTAATTAAATGTTCAAATGGAAAATATAGAATAGGATCAGGTGCTTGCATCTTTGATACCGAAGAAAAGGCGCAAAGCGTATGGGCTGCAATCAGGGTTTCAATGGTTAATAGTTATAACGATTATCCAGAGGCGGCAAAGTCAAACGCTCGTAGGGCATTAAATATTAAAAAAGAAAACGACAGAGGTTGCGGAACTTTAGTAGGTTGGACAAGGGCTAATCAATTAGCTAAGGGCGAAAACATATCAAGAGAAACGATAGCAAGGATGTCAAGTTTTGAAAGGCATAGGGAAAATAGTAAAGGTGATCCTAAAGAAGATTGTGGTGCTTTAATGTGGTTAGCTTGGGGTGGTGATGAAGGCATAGCTTGGGCGCAAAGAAAACTTGCGGAAATAGATAAGCAAAAATTTGCAGTAGGCGTTCCCCATTACACAAAAGACGGAGTGCTTTGGACAGGGGAAACACATAAAGACGCTTCGGGCAAATTAATGACAGGCGCAGTACATACAGAAGATAGTGAGTATTTATACCATAAAGAAGATTTGTAATAAAAAACCATACTAAAATATATTTAAAGCATTTTGGTTATAGCGGTGAAGATTTTATGCCCTGTGAGGTTTGCGGAAGTAGAGCAGTAGATATTCACCACATACATAGAAGGGGAATGGGGGGAAGCACAGATGCGGATAAGATTGAAAACTTGATGGCAGTTTGTAGGACTTGCCATATTGAATACGGGGATAAAAAGCATTATATAGAATTTTTAATTCAAGAACATAAAAAAAAGTTAGATGGCAAAAGTTAAAAGTGATTCAAAAAAGGTTAACTTTGGTAAAAGAAAGCGCGGACACGCTAAGAAATCTTTTAATAAACATAGCCCAAAACCAAAATTATATAGAGGTCAGGGCAGGTAAATAAAAACCTATGATAAAAAAAGTAAAGATTACGGAAGTAATATCTAACCCTAATAACCCACGTTTAATTAAAGATGACAAGTTTAGAAAATTAGTAAAGTCAATACAGGACTTTCCAGATATGCTTAACGTCCGACCTATTGTAGTTAATAAAGATATGGTTGTACTTGGTGGCAATATGCGTTTAAAAGCAATAAAGGAAGCAGGAATAAAAGAAATTAATGTTGATATAGTTGATTGGAATGAGCAGCAGCAAAAAGAGTTTATTGTAAAGGATAATGTAGGTTATGGCGAATGGGATTGGGATGACCTTGCGAATAATTGGGATGCAGAAGAATTAACCGATTGGGGTTTAGATATACCAAACTTTGACAATGGGGATTATTCAGATAAAAATAAAGAAATAAATATTGATGATATAGAGGATTCAATGACGATTAATTTAAAATATACTGAAGAAGAATATTTAATAGTTAAAGAAGCATTATCTAAAATAGCATCTACGCCGGAAATGGCAATATGGAAACTTATAGGAAATGAATAAATTTAGCTTTGATACTGTAAAAGATTTTGATAACCATATTAATAATTCTATTAAGGGTTATGATTTATTAGATTATTTAATACTTAATCTATGTTCCTTTTTTACTAAAGAGGAAACTATTGTAATAGACTTAGGATGTACAACGGGTAGATTATTAGATAAAGTAAATAAAAAATATAATAGTAAGTGTATTGGGTATGATATAATTGATTCTCAATTTATTAAAGAAACGAATTGCGAACTAATTAAAGAAGATATTACTAATAAAGACTTTATATTGCCTAAGTCAAATATAATACTTTCAGTATTTACATTACAATTTATAGATATTAATAAAAGAACAGATATATTAAAAAAGGTATATAATTCTTTAACTATTAATGGGGCGTTTATATTTTGTGAAAAAGAGATTTGTAATGACGGCGTAATACAGGAATGTTTTACGTTCTCTAATTATGATAATAAAAAGCAATCCTTTACGGCTGAAGAAATATTAAGTAAAGAAGTAGATTTAAGAAAGTTAATGAATAATTTAAATTCTAATCAAAATATAGAATTATTAAAGGAAGCAGGTTTTAATATAATAGAGCCATTTTTTCAATCATTAAACTTTAAAGGCTATATATGCCGAAAATAACAAAAAATATTTTCCCTTTAGAATGGAATTTATCCGATAATTTAGTTGTACCTAATAACGATATGAAAGTTTTTGGGACATTCGTATGCGGCGGGGGATCTACAATGGGTTATAAGTTAGCTGGCTTTAACCATTTAGGCGGGGTAGAATTTACGGAACATTATTCTAAAATATATAAAGCTAATCATAACCCGAAGTACTTTTACTTAGAAGATATTAGAGAGTTTAATAAAAGAGAAGATTTACCAAAGGAGTTATATGAATTAGATATATTAGACGGCAGCCCACCTTGTGCGGCTTTTAGTACTTCAGGAGCAAGGGAAAAGCTATGGGGTAAGGTATCCGAATATGAAGGCAAGCAACAAGTTAAAGATGATTTAGTTTATATTTATTGCGATACAATAGAGAAATTAAAGCCTAAGGTATTTTTATTAGAAAATGTAAGCGGATTAGCTAAGGGTAATGCTAAAATATATTTAAAAAATATAGTACAAAGAATGTCGAAGGAATACAATGTACAAGTATTTCTTTTATATGCAGCTTCTATGGGAATTCCGCAAATAAGGAATAGAGTATTTGTAATAGGCTTAAGAAAGGATATTAAAAAACCTAAATTAGATTTAGAATTTGATTGCCCTCAAACTACTTTCTCTATAACTAAAAAATATTGGGATTTAAAGTCTGATATTAAATTAGTTCCTTGCCTAATAGAAGAATGGGATAAGGTAGCAATAGGAGGTGCGTCAAAGAAATACTTTAATCTTTGTAAGCCTTCTTTAAATAAGCCTTGTTATACAATAACTGAAACAACAAGCACGGGCGCAGCTTCTGTTGTTCACCCGTTACAAAAAAGAAAATTAAATATAGAAGAAGTAAGATTACTTTCTACATTTCCAAAGGATTATAATTTTTTAGATACAAATGCAATTTCAACTATGGGTAGATCTGTTTTACCCGTAATGATGGCTAATATATCTAACCAAATATATTTACAATGGTTAAAAACAGCATAAAAACAGCACAATGGCAAGTCAAGATATAATTGAACACCAATTTAAAAAAGGTGAATCGGGTAACCTAAACGGACGTCCTCGTAAATATGTTAGCCTACTCAAAGAACAAGGTTATAAGCTAAGCGAAATAAACGACACAATCCAAGTAATGATGTCAATGGATATGGAAGAACTAAACGCAGTTTATAAAAACCCAAAGGCAACAATATTAGAAAAGACGATTGCAGGCGCTATGAACAAAAGCCTACAAAAAGGAAGCCTATATAGTTTAGATACTTTACTGACCAGAGTTTATGGGAAGCCTAAAGAACAATATGATATTCAACAAGATACAAAGATTGAGGTTGTATTTGTTGAAGGCAAAACTATTTTATAGTGCGCATAGAATTACCAAACCCCCATATTAATCAAAAGAAGATATTAGAATGCGATAGGCGTTTTATTGTCGTAATGTGCGGAAGGCGTTTTGGTAAATCAGAACTATCCCAGATAATGGGAATTAAGGCAGCAATCACAGGCGGACAAGTTGCATACATAACACCGACTTATAAATTGGCTAAGGCATTTTTTGAAAGGCTAACAGCTGCTATCCCATTTAAAAACAATATCAGCAACCTAAAAATCTATTGCCCTAACAACGGATCTATTGAATTTTTTACAGGGGAACGATTAGATAATTTAAGAGGGCGCAAGTTTCATTTAGTAATTATAGACGAGGCGGCATTTATCCCTGACTTAGAATCAGGGTGGCAAAATAGCATCCGACCAACCTTAACTGATTATGAAGGCAAGGCGGTTTTCCTATCTACGCCCAGAGGTAAGAATTTCTTTTACTCAATGTTTATGAAACAGGGCGAAAATGATTGGCGCAGTTTTAAATTTAGTACCTATGACAATCCCTATATTAATACAAGGGAAATAGACGAGGCAAGATTGCAGTTGCCGGAAGTAGTATTTGAACAGGAATATCTTGCAAACCCCGCCGAGAATAGCGCTAACCCGTTTGGTAATGCCTTTATTAAAAGATGTATTAAACCAATATCAGCGCAGCAAATTGTGGCTTATGGGATTGACCTTGCCAAGTCTGTTGACTTCACCGTTATCGTAGGGCTTGACAATGGGGGTAACGTGGCTTATTTTGACCGCTTCCAGATGGATTGGCATAATACTAAGGCAAACATTAAAAGGCTTCCTATTGCGCCTATATTGGCAGATAGCACAGGCGTAGGTGATCCCATACTTGAAGACCTAATAAGGGAAGGGGTAAATATTGAGGGATTAAAGTTTACAAGTCAATCTAAGCAGCAATTAATGGAGGGATTAGCGCAGGCGATACAACAGGGCAAGATAGGTTACCCAGAGGGGGTAATTGTTGACGAATTAGATGTATTTGAATATCAGTTCACGGCTAACGGGGTTCGCTATTCAGCGCCTTCAGGCTTCCACGACGATTGCGTTATGGCATTGGCTTTAGCGTGGCAAAATTTCAACCTTAAAAGGGGATCAGGGCGGTACGCTTTTGCCTAATTACCGCTTATCCATCATATTTACCGCTTATAATATAGTGCCTATAAATGTATAAAATATGTATAAAAGCTGTATATTTGTATAACAAAACAAAAACTAAAAATTATGGGAACAAGAAGCACGTACAGAATTATTGAGCAGTACAAACAAAAAGACTCAATAACAAGCAATGAGATTGTATTAATCTATTGCCAATATGATGGCTACCCTGAAGGGCATCCATTAGAAACCGCTGAATGGTTATCTAAAGGCTATGTAGTTAATGGCTTAGGTCTTAAAGATGACACATTAGTATTTAATGGCGCGGGATGTTTAGCAGCCCAATTAATCGCCAAGATGAAAGACGGCGCGGGTAATGTTTATATCTATTCATTAAATAGCAGAAGCAAATGTTCTGAAGATTATTTATATGATATTATAATTAAATCAGATAGAACGATTGAATATGTGGCTTATCATAATGACCATTGCCAAACAGAATTTTTTAGAGGTACTCCTAAAGAATTTACTGAAAGTTTCGTAACTTTAAAAGAGGCATAAATAACCCCCGCAGGGGTGCGCCTGCTTAACGCACAATTTTAAATATACAACTATGAACAGATTGAAAACCTTACAGGAAAAAAGAAACGAGCAATACAAAGCAGAAAGCCTAAGCGGAAAATGGTTCTGGTATATAATGGGCGGCGCTTTATTATTAACGGCTTTAATAGAAAATTTATAACTATGCCTTATTCAACTTGCTGCGGCGCACATACTAATTTTGAGGAGATCGGAATTTGTCCTGAATGCTTAGACCATTGCGATTGGGAAGACGAGGACGAGGAAGACGTTGAGGCTGATAAAGAAGCCGACAACCAAATTGCTCAAACTAAAATAAACCAATATGAAAAGTAATTACGAGTTAAAACAATCCCTTCTGGATAAATTAGAAATAGAAGGGCTTATTGAAAAAATACAAAGATTAGAAAAAACTATTGCTGAAAATGAGTTTGAATTAGCAAATATTCGTAAATTAGTAACCAAGCATTCTAACGATACAGAACTTGGAATGCTAATAAGAATAAAATATAGACTATGAACTATTGGCTAATACAGGCTATTGTTAATGAAATCAAAAGTAAAAAAATATGATTACTAACTTTGAGGAAATTACAAAAGTAATGACAGAGGATGAAAAGAAACTTGTGCCTTTAATTATCAAAGGGTTAAGCACTAAGACTAAAGTAAATCCTATTAAGGCTGCGGATATTGTAAACGCAATAAACGAAAACAAAAATAGGTATGGCATCAAGTTATTTAGCGAACCCAGATTAAGAAAAATAATTAACTTCATTCGTTCAGAGGGCATACTTCCTGTAATGGGTACTTCAAACGGGTACTATATTACAAAGGATCGGGCGGAATTAGAAAGCCAGATTGAAAGCCTTACACAAAGAGCAGAGGCAATAATGACAAGCGCTAACGGATTAAAAAAATTTTTATGAAAGAATTAATTGAACTTCGGGATTGGGTGGATCAGCAATGCAAAACAGGGCAGCCTTTTAATTGTGCTGATGTCTTAAATAAGATTGATGAAATCTTAGAAAAGGACACAGATATTGATGAAATATATTTAACTTCGTGCTATGAAATGGAATGAATTAACCCTTTGGCAGTATCAACAATTAATGCCAACGATAACAAACCCTGATAAGGATTGGACTGAATTAGATGCGGAAGTGCATAGGCTTTGTATTGTAACAGGGCTAACAGAACACCAAATAGATAGCCTTTCAATAAGCGCATTAAAGGAATTGCGTAAAGAGTTAGAGTTTTTAAACGAATCTATTGAAGGCAAGCCTGTTGATTATATTGAGATCAATAAAAAGCGTTACAGAATAAATTACAATATTAAAAATATGCCTGCGGCAAGGTATATAGAAAGCAAGGTATTTAGCAAAGATACTTTAGCAAACTTACATAAGATAGCCGCTTCAATGGTTATACCCCAGAGGCGTAATTGGTTTGGAAAATGGGTTGACGATAAATATGATGCGAGTAAGCACGAACAATATTCAGCAGATATGCAAGAGGCTAAGTTTGTGGACGTATATCATTCGTTGGTTTTTTTTTATCAAGTTTACAAAAATTGGATAGAAGTTTCTCAGGACTATATGATAGCGGAGATGACGAAG